GGGGTGAGATTCCCCATCTTATATTCTCTGGACCCCCTGGGGTTGGGAAGACTACAACAGCTAGGATACTCTTGAGGAATCTTGATTGTGATAGGTTAATCCTAAACGGGTCCGACCAGACGAGTATTGATAATGTTCGTGAGGATATCGTTAATTTTATAAGTACTGTAAGTTTCAAACCCTTTAAGGTTGTATTTTATGATGAAGGTGAGAAGTTATCTCGTCAGGCTTGGGATGCGTTGAAGGGTGTTTTGGAGAAGTATAGTAAGTACGCTAGGTTTATATTCACAACTAACACTTTACATAAGATCCCGTCTGCGATACGTTCGAGGTGTCAGAAGTTTGAGTTTCCTAAGTTAGGTAAGGAAGATAACATCGTTTATTATGAGAAGATACTGAAGAATGAGGGTATTTCATATACAGCTAAGGATTTAGAGACTGTATATAAGTATAATAATGGGGATTTGCGTAGTGCTATTAATTATTTGGATAGTCATACGATAGGGGGTAAATTAACTATTGAGCATACTGTATATTATCAGATTGCTAAGTTAGTCGCTGCTGGTGATGTATTAGGATTGAAGAAATTCTTTGCTGCTAATGCTGTTGAGTGGGAGGGTTTATACAGATTCTTTTATGAGCGTATAGATGATTTAGATAAGTTATTGGTAATAGCTAAGTATATGCAATTTCATACTAGTGTGATTGACCCGGAGATTAATTTTGTTGGTATGGTGATAGCAATGTTGGAGTTGAAGAAATGAAAAATGTGAAACGTATATTAAAAGAGTTACATGATTATTTTGGAGTTAGACCAGCAGGTTCGTATTTATTATTGGATGCTGGGATTGTTGATTCTATTGATGATGTTGATATATTGGTCAATAAAAAGGATTGGGAGCAAGTTAAATCATATTTCGTTAATAATGGGTATGGGCATGAACTAGATAATAATAAAGACATATATGGAACTATTAGCAATATTCATGATGTGTTGACTGTAAAAACTGCTGCTGGGTATTCATTTGATTTGATAAAAGTTAAAGCTGTTGAACAGTGGGAATTAATCGAAGTTATGAAGTATAAATTAGATAGGTTAACAGGTAGAGATGAAAAACATATATTAGATTATATTAAATGGAGGAAGAAGAATGACAATAAGTGAAGCGTTAAGTTTAAGTAAAATGGTTAGGGAAAGACTTGGTGATTTGAAAAGTTTGAGATCTGAAGTATCTATATCAACTACACAGTATTACGGTGGTGATGATAGGAAGATTGTTGAACCTAAGTTTTCTGTTGAGGTTGTAGACGCTAGAATCTCAGAATTGCAGTTATGGTTAACTAGTATTGACATTGCAATTAAGACTGCTAATCAATCTACTATATTAAGTGAACCACTAGTTAATGGTGTAGTATTAACAAGTATTGATTTATTAAGACCGTTATAAAATAAAAAGGGGTTGTTGTTTGATAAAAGAATAATATAGGTGGTCACAACTTAATGTGAAAGAGGTAATTGAACGAATTCGATTTTATTATTATTAAGTTCAATACTCACTTTTATTGTTATTTGTTATTAACCTTATTATAAAACTTTAACTTATATATTTTTTTATCGGCACAACCCCGATTTAATAAGTACTTATATGGAATTTAGAATTATCGAGTTTACTGGTACTGGTGTAGCATTTGAGGCTGGTGAAGGTGATCCTGTTGGTGAAGGTAATCAAACAACTGTCGGTAAGATTAGAATGTCACCAAACCGTAAAAAGAAGACTACCATAGCAAGAAGACCTGAAGATGAAATAATGAAGAGAAAAAGGAAGAATGATGAAGAAAAAAACGACTGTAAAAGAAGAGAGTGCAACTAACAGACCATTTGAATTTGTAACATTTATAAAAAATAATGTTGATTTAAAAGGTGATGAATTAAAGAATTTTAACCCCGTTTTGATCAATAAACTTTACTATTTTTCTGGTAAGGAAGTTGAATCTAATTTCATGAATTTCTATTGGGATATACCTATAGATTTAAAATATAAAATATACAGGAAATTATATTCAGGTGTTCGAAATGTTAATTGGATTAAGAATACAAAAAAGAAGAAAAAGAACACTAAAGTGTGATATAATATGTACGGAGGTGAAAGAATGATTAGTATGAGATTGAGAATAGAAAATGAAGACAACCCAGAATATGCCCAACATATAGTAGTTGAAAAATATACAGACAGATCTAATATGTTAGTTAGATTTTTCAATGCATTAAAAGTCTTTGTATTTGGTGAATGAATTGGAAGTTAAATTAACTAAAGATGGATTATTAGTAGATGGTAAACTTACATCTGAATATCCGAAAAATGTAAATGTATTACACTGTTATGATTGTACAATAGAAAAGGGTACAAGATTGATAGACATTTTCGAATACCTTAATAAGGATATAAGTAAATGGGAAGCATTATTGGGTAATTGGAGTGGTGAGTTTATAAAAAATGGTGTTGATAACAAGAAAATAGACAAGGGTTCTGAGGTCGATTATTTAGAAATGTATTGGTATATAATGAAAGATGAATCAGGTGATATTGAAATTCAAAATTTCATGTCATTTCATGGATTATCAAATACTGACAACACAATGTATAGCCTGTCATTATCACCAATAGAAGAATTAATGTTTTATGAGATAAAAGTTAATGATAATGTAGTAGGTTATGAAAATGGTGAATACGTAACAATGTTCCAAAGGAAACCAACACTATTCAATATATTGTTCGGTCTGTTTTGGGAGATATCATTCTATGGGGATACAAAAAATAAAGTCGAAGTTGTTAAGGATTTGAATAGTATAGATATGGACAACTTAGAGACTGTTTCTATAGATGAGTTGATAGATGAAATGGAGAATGAATGATACACATAACGTTCATAAGTACAAAAGATGAATATTATAAGAATCAGGAGTTATTAGATTCTAATAGATTGATTAAGTTTAATCCAAATATATTCGAACACTTGGAAGTCGGTTCAAAAATAAAAGATTCCAACTTAATAATATTTTTTGAAAAGGCATTAATAGAAACCTACCCAGATCGAACCCGTTTTGGATTCTTCGGAACTAATGGTGGTGAAAGTTTAAATTTCTCAATTAGAGACTATTCATTTTATGACACATACTCGAAGAATGAACAGAATGAAGATTTTAAGTATATAACAGATAAGATTGATAAGTTTTTGAAGAGGTATGCAATTGTTAAGGTAACTAATTCATTGATATATTATAATGATATTAACTTCAATACTAATTCATATAAGAATAAACATAAATCAAATGTCAAGTATGTCGAACACCCCTCAGGTGAGTTTGATTCATATGATGGTAAGAAGCTCATGCCTATTAACAGAGATGTAGTTACCTCAAAAAAAACATATGACGGGCACTTATCAGCTTCACAACTATTTCATTATGATAATTTTCCAGGTTTGAGATATACAAAAGTCTATAACTATATAACATATGATATTGAGAATAACATGAGTCTTAATTTGGACACAACTCCAGAACCTGTGATATCGTTGGTGTGTTATTCTAATGTGTTGGATACAACGTTCTCTTGGTTGTTAAAACATAAACCTGAGCAAGAATTTGACGCTAGTAAATTCGATTCTAAAGTTTTTGTTTTCGTTAATGAAGTTGAAATGTTGAAACACTTTCTATTGTTTGTGAGAAAGTTGGGTGTTAGTCTAATACAAGGTTGGAACTCTGATGGATTCGATAATGTATATCTTTTGAATAGATGTAAAGCTATAGGTGTGAACGTATCAGAAACTTTTAAAGGGTTAAGACTGAATACGAATAAAGAGGGTCGTAGATACTACAGAGCTAATAATATGATATTCTTCGATTTAATGACATATTATAAGATGGCAACGATTAAGAATAAACCTAAAGATTTCAAATTGAACACTGTAGCTGAGCACGTTTTCAAAGAAAATAAGGTTGAGCACGAAGGTATAGATGTTATGTGGATAAATGATCCACATAAGCTTATAGAATACAATATACAGGACGTCTATCTAACAGAACGTATATCAGTTGAGGTTAGACTATTATCATCTGCTATGGCTCTACAATCGATTTGCCCACAAGATTTTGATAATATATATTATAACTCGAAAACTATCGAAAATCTCATACATATGCACTTCAAACATTTAAAGTTCCCAACTAAAGTTAACAACGTTAAACGTGGTAAATTTAAAGGTGCATTAGTCGTTGAACCAAAACCTGGTTTATATAATGATGTTGCTGTATTAGATTATGCTAGTCTATATCCGAGTATAATTATTACAATGAACTTGTCACCAGAGACAATAATAACGGGGCAAGAATTTGATGTAAATACAATGGCTAAGATAGATGATGTAATATTCGACCAAGAAGTTGAAGGTATTATACCACAAATAACAAAATATTTATTGAGTAAGAGAGATGAGATAAAGAATGAAAAGAGTAAATATCCTGGGAATAGTGACATATTCGCATTACTTAATAATAAAGAACAAAGTTTTAAGAGACTTGTTAATAGTGCATATGGAGTTTTAGGTTATGAAGGGTTCTTTTTATATGATGAAAGAGTTGCAAGAAGTATAACATTCATAGATAGAGAGATATTGAAATGGACTATAAAAACTGGAGAAGACAACGGATATAACAACCTTTTTTCAGATACTGATAGTGTATTCTTCGAACTAGGTGAATAACAATGGGAATGGGATTATTCAGTAGTAGTTCATATACACAAAAATGTGAAGAGGTTGTGTTTAGACCTAGTCCAAAAAGACATAACTATAAGATACTAAAACATATTAACCTTAATAATAATCTAGTAATCTTAATTAGATATAAAGACGTAGATAATTATGAGGGGAAGAAGATTCTAGTATATGAAAATACAAATATGAATATATTGAATTTACAAGGTGACATTGACCCACACTTCTCGGAAAGTTCTAAGCTCTTGTCTCCTGTAGCAAGGTTCGAACCCACTGAGAGAGGTTGGAATTGGGCATGTAGATTTATGATGGAAATAGGAGAATAAAATGAAAGCTGATATGGTAAACAACCCATCACATTATAATTCAGGGAAAATAGAAACTCTTGATTATATTGATGACGCATTAACACACGAAGAATACAGAGGTATGCTCAGAGGTAATATATTGAAGTATATATCCAGGGCAGGTAAAAAACATAATTTACTGGAAGATTTAAAGAAGGCTGAATTCTATTTAAAAAGATGGATTAAGCACGAAGGTGTGGAAAATGATTAGGGTAGTACTTGTTTTAGTCGGATTTTGTGTTATTGTATACTATACATTTTCGATAATTTCTAGTGTTGTAAACATTATAAAACTAGGAATTGAATCATATAGGGAGAAATACAATGGTAAGAAATAAGAAAGAACATACTAAATGTTATAAATGTAAGAAGAATATAAATTTTAATAATTCTATATATTATTATGATAATGTACCGTATCATTATGAATGTATATATGATAAATTAATGGAGATAGTTGGTAAGAAATACTTTGATAATATATTTAATTCATTGCGGAAAGTTAGAGAAGATGATAAATATAGGTCGTCATATGATTTAGTCATTGTAAACTCTAAAGAATATCACGATATACAAATGAAATCCATATTTTCGAAGATGAGAGATAAGATAATCACAGAATCTATAGCAATGCAGAATTTGAAAACATTATCACAACGGGAAGATTTCAAACCAAATAAATTCAACACAAAATTTGTGACTTCTGTATTGGAAATGTATGATAGAAAACATCACATGAGCAATAAACAACGTGAAATGGTCTATAATATATTAAACGATTCTGGTATAGAACTAATAATACCAAAAGAACTTAATATAAAACATCAATTAGTGTTGAAGATAAGAGAGAAGAATTATTATAGATGGTATAAAGAAGTTAATAAATACGAGGATTGCGAATGAATATAGATAGAGCAATAGAAAGGGGTAAAAACATAGAAGCAATTATAAATAAATCTATGCCGGACTTCATAAGAACTTTCACACATTCAAAAAATGCAATAAATAGGAACCTATACGATATAGAATTCGAAAAATTATATGATAAACTGTTTCTAACACACGCAAAAAAGAAACAAGTCGGATGGTTATCGTACTACAAAGGCAAAAAATTGGACCCGTTTAAATTCGATGTAACTGGGTTTGAAAGTATAAAGGGTGATACACCAACAATGTTCCAGGATGCATTGAATGGTTTGTATAAGGAGATACTAGCTAATTACCATAATGTTGAGAAGATTAGAAATTATGTAACTTCTGTTATAAATAAATTAAGAGATGCAACGATAGACGATCTAATCATAAGGAAGAGAATGGCTAAGGAAGTAGAAGAATATGATACTATACCACAACATATAAGAGCTGTAAATAATTCAGACACTGTATTACATAGAGGTGATATAGTTAATATGGTATTCGTAGACGGTCCGATGGAGGTGATACATTACGACCCAACTAAACCATTTAACCATAGAATAAATAAGAAACATTACTTTATAAAATTTTTTAGAAGTAAGATAGAAACAATGGATGAAGGTTTATTTTATAGATTATTTGAAGAGAAGACAAAACTTGTGGAGATACATAAGTCAGCATTGAAACGTACAATAAGACGTTCAATAAAGACTAAGAAGTTAATATAATGGGGGCGCGTAGGTTCGACTATTGTTGAGAACGTAGAGATACGGATTTCCCGCAATTAAATGCACTTGTCTAATAGGGAGATTTGATTGACAATAGGACTCGGCGGGCGGCTCGCCGACGCCTCCACCATAAAAAAGGATAAAATAAATGGATAAAAGAAAAATGGTAGCTAAATACAACGAAGAAGCATTAATACCAGATGGGTTCGAATCGGCAATAATTGGAGTATCTTTCAATTTCGGGAAAGAACCAGTTGCTGCGATATCATACTCGAAATGTATAGATATCTTAATGTCTAGAGATAATATGACACAAGAGGAAGCTGTAGAATTTTTTGAATTTAATGTCTTGGGTTACGGTGGTGGGGATACACCTTCATTTGTATTTGAATTCTAATGTCATTTAATAAATATTATATTAGGAGAAATTATAATGAAATTAACTAAAGATGATATAAAGAAGTATGGTACTTTGAAAGAGCAGACACATTTAAATGAATCTGATGGCTTAGAAGCTCAAAAATTTTTGGATGATAGTGAACAAGATAGATTAAATTATAAAAATAATTTAAATAAAAATGTTGAAGAGTTGAGTAGAATAATCAGATCTGGTGATTTTGGATTAAGTAATTATATTACTGATATAACATTAGACACAGAACGCATAAAAGATGACGTCATGAGCAATCATAAAATATCAGATACTATGTATAAAACAGAAATTGAAGATGTTATAGATGGTGTTAAAACATTAGTTCTTGATGATATTAAACAATGGATTGATAACAAACCACCAGTATTTTAAATAACCCCAAACGGGTTCAAGACGTTCAAGACGTTCGAACCCGTTCGAAACCAACATTAAATCTCAAATAATAAATACTATATTAGGAGAAAATATAATGAAATTAACTAAAGATGATATAAAGAAGTATGGTACGTTAAGAGAACAGAGTGTGTTAAGAGAACAAGATGAAATTGAACAAAGTCCAATAATAGAAATAGAGAGTTATATACCTGTGTTCCCTGGATTTTATAATACTTATTTCGACCCATCACATAAAGATATGGCTGGTGAGGTTGATAATTTCGTAGATAATTATTTATTTAAAATACCCAAAGTTGCCGAACAGATAGAACGTATTATAGGGGAGAATTCGATATTAGATGATTCTGAGAAAGAGCGTCAACTTAATAATTTCACAGATGAATTAATATCTAAAATTGATATAGTTGGTTTTGTAAATGATAATGTAGATAATGCACAGTATGAAAAGGATGTGTGTGAATCAGTAGTAGATGTAATAGAATCACAACTGAAAAGTAATGGTTTAGTAACTTCTATTGAAATGCAAGATATTGTAAGTCCTAAAGAATATAATTATAACAATGATTCAATTAATTGTAAATATTCATTATCTAAAGATAATATTAATAACATTAACGAAATATTAAATGATAATTCAGATAAGTTCGCATCATTCATTAATGATAGATATACATCAGTAGATGGGTTTATTTCTGGACACTCTAATAATGTTGGAGATTGGGATATACAAAAAGTTATACATGATGATCCTACTCATAAGTTTGGAGCAATTCTTGAATTCATATTAGAATATGTTTTCAATTATAATGACGAAAGTCTGTATTATGATACAAATGTATATATAGATGTGAACATGGATAAAGTATTAGAACAAGTGTCCGACTTCATAGATACAGAATTTTAAACTTGTAGGTTCAAGACGTTTAAACCCGTTGGAAACCAGCATTAAATCTCAGATAATAAATAACTACATGAGATTTAAAATATTAGAAGATGACAGAGAGAACAAGAAACCAGAGGGTTTAGTGAAATCTGATGCTACAGATGAATACGCTGAGGAATTAGTTAATTCGTTCATGTATGTTGGTGAACCCTTCGGTAAACATAAAGGTGCTGAAAAACCGAATTTGAAAACAATTTAAAATAAAAGGAGATTTAAAATGAGCGAAGAAACAAAGACAGATCAAGAGTTACAGAAACAATTATCAATGGATATTCACAAACTAGTGGTAGATGGCCATTATCCACTACCAGTAATAGTATCAGTGTTTGAGATGTTAAAAGTAGAATTCATGTTACAATCTTATATGAATCACATGAGTAAGATTGCAAATGACAATTTGGAGAATATTAAGACTAATATGGACCCAAATTTCATAGAAAAAATTAAAAACAGTAAGACCAGATAATAAATAGTATATTACGGAGGTATTTATGAATACAAGGGTTAGTTTACAAGGGCAGCAGCCTAAAGATGATATATTTTTGAATGATGAAGAGTTGAAGATAGAAGGTGTGAAACAATTAGATAGTGAATTAGAGCCATTGGATGATAATGTTGAGCCTGGTGATACAGAGAAAATGAATGGTGAAGATTACCAATATATGTTAGAGCTTAGAGATAAGGAAGAGGTGTCTGATGGTGAAGAAATTAATCCCGACATATTTACATTAACTAAAGTTAATACTGGAAATGATGAAGAATTAATTGAACCTATGGGTGATGAAGATTTAGAAGAATTAGACGAAGTTGATGAACCTGTGAACCAAGATAGTCCGGCAGAAGAATTAGGACTTAATATTAATCCACAAAAAGAAAGTAAAGAAACTAGAGGTGGGTCAATCAAAGAAATGTTCGATGATGAAGGTATACCTGAAGAAGAAGGTTTAGAAGAATTAATAGATGAACCAATAGAAAATAACCCAGAAGATGAACTGGTTGAACTAGAAGACGCCGGAGAAACTGAATGGACAAAAGACGAAATTATAGAGTTCGTTAATTCACAAGACTTTGAAACTATACTAAATATCGACGATGAGACTGAATTTAATATCGAAGAAGCATTAGATTATCTGAAATTATACCCAGAGAATAAAATCTATGTTACTGTAGAAGATGAAGCTAAATTTGATGAAAATATGGACAAATTTTTCAACAAAAAAGACGTAGAAAATGAAGAAATTGAGAATGAGGAAGAAACAATTACAGTAGATACTGAAAATATGGAACTACCTAACGAAGATGGAAGTGGTAAGAACGATAATAAAGATGAGATTAAGATGGAATCGTTCTCAATTTTTAATCTTAAAGGTAAAAAAAATGTTCCTGATGGAATATATGTAGGTTCTTTGAAAGAAGAGAAAATGTATGGTAATTTTTCAGATGTAAAAATTACATCGACTATACTTATGATTAACGAATCTAAATTTAAAATAGGTAAACATAATCTAAAAGAATCTAAAAATAAAGAAGTATTAGACTTCAGAATGTCAAATACTGAAGATTTTTATAAATTTCTGAAAGACAATTCAGATATTTCTATTAAATTGAAATAATTGGTAGATAGCTGGGTGGCCCCAGCTATCAAAATAAATGGCTAAATTTACTAGAACTAAAGTTAAAAATAATTTCAAGAAAAACACAACAAATACGTACCTAACATTCCGATCAAAATGGGAAATCGACTTTGCCATGTATCTAGAAAATCACAAAAATATCAAAAATTGGAAATTTGACTACCCATTTAAATATCTAGATAGATTCGTAACAAAAAAAAATACAATATATTATGTAGACTTCTTAGTAGAATTCGTAAATGGGAATAAAGCGTTCTTCGAAGTTAAACCCGTCTCTACACTAAAAGAAAGAGTAAATACAAAGAGTGTTAAATATAAAAAAATACACAAACATAACTATCTGAAAAATTTATCAAAATTCGATTCGATCACAGGTTATTGTAGAAAAACTGGAATGAAATTCTACCTGGTTGACAAATCTAAGAAACGATTTAAGTTTTATACATGGGACCCATTAGGACATAAACCCGTTTTGATCATGGAATAATGGATAAATAATAAATATATACAGATATAACATATTCAGGAGGATTTAATGGGAATAGAAATAAAAATGTCAGATATTCTTGAACACGCGACTGTTGAAGAATTAGAGTTTTTAAATGAAATGGTTAATGATATTGAAAAAGCCGATGATGAAATAGAAAAAGCTGAAAGTGAAGTCATTGACGCTAAAAAGGATAAGAACTCAGCTGAAAAAAAAGAATTGGATGATGAAGAAGCTGAGTTAAAACAGGTGGATTAATATGAAACAAAATTTAAATGAAATGAATGTTAATAAACCTTCAAATGATGCTAAAAAAATAGCACTAAATTTATATTTTAAAATGTTTACAGATTTACAGACTATAAAACTTAGAGCTCTTGAGTTACCGAAAGAATTTCTAGATAGGGAATTATTTGGTGATGTTAATAATAAAGACGAGGGTTTGGTTGATCAACTATGGAATAAACTTTTAAAAATTATAAATGTTAAACCTGATGTTACACACGATGCACCCATATCACCAGGGCAAGACCTAGAAGTTGTTGATGAAGAAGAAGATGTTTCTGAATTGTATAACATAGAAGATTCATCAGGTGAAGATTTAAGGGAGATTTAAGATGTCCTTCGGTGATAAATTATCTAGATTCATCGAGAGTGATGGTGAACTTTTACCTATAGATATCGATAAAATTAATGATAATCCAGAAGGTAAATTTGAAGATAATAATTCTAAAATTGATGTTGATAACGAGATATTAGACGATTTCATTATTAAGGTAAATCCAATAATCGGTGAGATTAAGGACGAATCAATTATTGATTACAATGTTAAGTTTTCAGAGAGGAATAAAGATTTATTAATATTGAAATCAAAAAAGAATGAGAAGAAACCATTTTATGCAGTTGATAGGGATGAATTTTCTACGTATATAGTTGGTAAATTCGGAGATATCGATAATATCGATGAAGATGACAAGAAAGAATTTAATAAATTTAAAGGGTTATTTGATTATGTGTATGTAATGTCTGGTGATTCAGAAATAGATATATCAGATTACTTAGAGATGGCAGTTAAGAATGTAGTATCCATAACTGCGAATATACATGATACTTTAGAAGGACAATCGAAAGATGTACCTTCAATACATAATAAACTAGATGATAGTGAGGAGAAAAAATAATGGATTTTGATAGAGAAATGGAAGAGGTAGATAAATATAAGGATTCCGAAACTGATAAGAGTTTCAAAGATTTTAAGAAGGAAGAGAAGATATTGGACGATTTAAGTGCAGCGGCAGACGAGTTAGACCCCGGAAACGTAAATGAATTGAGAAAATTAGCCAATAGTTTAGGTATACCAATGGGTAAACTATTAGCGGAACTAATAAACGATGCTAAAAAAAAATCATCATCAGATCATGATATTAGAAAGAAAGCAAGACTTTCAGCTGATAAAATAGATGGTAAATTTGATATAGATCAAGAATTTGATATTGATGATAAAGATAAAGAATTTTATGAATCTTTAGAATATGCAACACCTGAAGAAGCTAATTATCTTTTAGAGATGGAGTTTGGTTGGGATCCTAATAAATACGCTCCTAAATCGAGTCAATTGATAAAAGGGCCAGATTCATCAAGTAGTGTTGAGACTTCACCGACTGTTGATAAAATATTGGATAATAGTGTTGAACCAGATATGGGTGGATTAGAAACTGGGGAATTTGGGACAGATAATGATGGTATTGAGGTACAGGCTGTTACAGATGTTGATGAAACTGGTGATACGTCTGGTGAAGGTGTTGATGTTGAGAAATTAGACGCAGGTTTCGAAATTGATGATAATGACAGTAATGTAGATTCTGATTTAGATGACGCTAATTCATTTGATGATAAAGGGTCTGATGAAATATTTGTTATAAAATTTGACTGAATTAATAAATATTAATATGGAGATTTATAAATGAATAAGAAAAATAAAGTTGACAATCTAAAAAAATTGTTTGAGAGCTCTAATATAAAACTGGAAGAAAAGAAAATTGAGGGGTTTTTAAAAACTTTTGAATTAATGATTAATGAAAAAGTTTCCAAAGAAGTTAAACCTTTAAATGAAAAAGTTTCTGATTATCAGAAAAGGAATCATGAATTGAAATCTAAACTTGATGAGGCGCACAAATATAATGTGGATATAAAAGAAGCTTCTGATAAATTTAATAAAGCATTAACTGAAAAAGTTGAAGCTATAAATAATATAGTAATTCCAAAATCTGATAACATTAATAAGATCATAGAAAAGAAAATGATGGCTATAAAGAAAACATTTACTGGTGAGTTGAATAAATTAAGTTCAGCAGTCTCTAAATTAGAAGAGAATATCAACAACACTAAAGATATTACTATATCTGAAGATGTTAGTAAAATAGGTAAAGTATTTACTAATTATAAAGAAGATTTCGTCAATTTGATAACTGAGAAGGAATCTAAAGAGATAAAAAGTTTAACAGAATCTAATAATAAATTATTAGAAAGAGTAAATGAACAAGAAAAAGAAATAGAGAGACTAAGTGATAGTTTAGAGGCAGAGAGAGAAATATCAGAGATCACTTTAATGGTTGAAGGTACACATTTAAGTGGTGATGAGAAGGAATATTTAATGTCTCTATACGAGAGTATGGATTTTGAGAAGTCGAAGAATGCAATTGCCAAGTATATCCAGATGAATGAATTAAAGAATGTTAAAAGGGTGAATAGTAATACAATAATGAATGAAGGTACAAAGATAACGAAAAAGAGAGATATGGGTATTATAAAAGAAAAAAGGTCAGATTACAAGTCTGCAATGGATACTTGGGTGGATTTAGCATTATAAAATAATAGGAGAAATATTATGGAAATAGGTAACAAAAAAGCTACCGCATTAAAAAATAAGTGGTCCCCACTTTTAAAAGGGATTGATGGTGATAAAGCTCATCAAACAGCAGTCGTTCTTGAGAATCAAGAAATGTTTCTTAGAGAAGCAGGATTATTAAACGAAGCAACATCAACAGGGTCAGGATTCCCAGGATCATCTGGTTCAATTGATAAGTTCCCTAAATTAGTTATCCCAATGGTAAGGCGTATTATGCCTCAGCTCATTGCTAACGAAATTTTTGGAGTACAGCCAATGGAAGGACCTGTTGGAATGGCATTTTCAATGAGATGGGTTTATGATTCAGATAAAACATGGACAGATCCAAGTGGAAGAACATTTACAACAGCAGCTGGAGACGAAGCATATGTTCCTGGAATTGGTTCTGAGATCAATCCAACATATTCAGGTGATGCAACAGCAACAAATGCAAGTGGTTATGATGCAGATAATGGTGAAATTCTTTCTGATATTGAATTTGATCCAGCAACTGGAGCGTCTTCAACGGCAACCAACGCTTATACTGAAGGTTCATTAAAGATCGTTAACGTTCTTATTGAAGCTAAAACCAGAAAGTTAAAAGCTAACTGGAGTCAGGAAGCAGTTGATGATATCAAAAAGGTACACAGTTTAAATCTTGAACAAGAAATCGTTGATTTCCTTTCATATCAGATTCAGGCTGAAATCGATAGAGAACTCATTTCTGTTGCATATAGATTAGGAACAACTAATGGTCTATTTACTTGGGACATCGCGTCTACTGATGGCAGATGGCAGGAAGAAAAATATAAGACACTTTATCACGCAATTGTTAAAACTCTTAACTATGTTGGTCATACAACAAGACGTGGAAGAGCTAATTGGATGATAGTATCATCTGAAGTTGCTTCAATGTTGTCAGCTATTAAAGCTTTTGATTTTGGTCTTAATCAACCAGTTAAAGGTTTTGATCCGTATGAACACGGTGAAGGTGTTGTATTATTAGGAACTATCGAAAACGGTAAAGTAAAAGTTTATCTTGATCTTTATTGGGCAGCTCCAACACCAAATACAAACAAAGAAATTGGTTATATTCTTGTTGGTTATAAAGGTAAGAAGTCATATGACTCTGGATTAATTTATGCACCATATATTCCAGTTATGTTGATGAAAACTATTAACCCTCACGATTTCCACCCAATTTTATCTCTCGGTACGAGATATTCGGTCGTGGATGATCTTCTAGATACAAATAAATATTATGCTATTATCTCTGTAAGAGATTCTAGTTTATAGTATTTAAATTTAGTTAATTAAAGGGTCTTCAGTCTTGAAGGCCCTTTTTTTTTATATACAAATACTTAAAATAATCTCTATTTTATAAATTAACGTCATTTTTAACATTATTCTATGTTATAATATAGACATGGATAAAATAGAGATAAAAGAATTTTTAAAAAAGAAGTTAGAGTCATATAGAAGTGACCACATAACAAGACATCTTAAAGCTAGACATCATGATATATGTAATAATATTATAGAGTATACAAATTACTTAGCAGATTCGGTAACATTCACTGAGAGAATATGGAAGGGAAGCGGAAGATTAATTGGACAGTTTAGAAGTTGATTAAAAGAGGTTAACAATAAATAACTATATGGCAGATTCAGATATAAAGACCCCCGTTAGTGAAGTAGATGAAGCAATTAAAAAAGCTGATGAATTAAGAGAAGAAAAGGAAAGGGAAGAAGAATTACAACGTAAAATAGATGAAGCTGAACAACAGAAATTAGATGAGTTAATAGATGAAGCCGAAGAAGAAAAACTAGAAGAGAAAATAGATGAGGCTGAAGAAGAAAAACTAGAAGAGAAAATAGATGAAGTTGAAGAAGATAGTTTAGATGATAAATCTGAGTATGACAGAGAAGATGAGTATAATGTAGTTCCTGGTGTTAATAAGTTAGAGGGTGAAAAACTAAAGAGAAATATAGAGACAGCTAGAAAACTAACAGAGGAACAAAAACAAAAAACAGAGGCAAAGAATACTAAGAAAAAAAAGAAGGGAGTTCGTAAGATATTGAGATACTATGATAGTAGTATGTTAATACCTGTAACCCGTTCTAATTTAATCCCTGGGAATTATTATGTTTTTAAATATTCGAACTATGACCACGTTCCTACCCCGTTGATATTATATATAGGTAGTAATCATAAGTATAAAACTATGGATGGTATATCGTTACAATATTTTGGAGTTGGTACTAGATTTGACATAGAGAAGAAGTTAGGTGATATGAATTTACATAATGAACGTGCTCAGAAAGCTGGTAAACAGATAAAGAATTTATTAAATGAGGAACAACACATATTTAGGAGTTCGTATACAAGTAATTCTATATACTCTTTCATAAAAAGGGTTATGAAAGGTAATTTTTATTACAGGAGATTCAAATTTTGGAAAATATCTGGTAGAATATATGTAGTCCCTATGGAACAGATTAAAAATGTACTAGCTATAAATACAGTCGTATACAAAGGTTGGGAAAAGACGAAAAAAGTTAAGACTGATAAGAAGAAATTTGATACATTTTTAGATAAAGCTAAGAGATTCCTTTCTGGGAAGAAGCGATAAGTGTTGAATGAATAAATAACTACAGAGGATAATAATGGAAAAAAATATTGAAAGTTTGAAAGATCGTAAGAGTGCATTTACTAAGATATTTGGACTATTTGGAAAACAAAAGGATGCTAGGGATTTAATATCAGCTGAAGACCCTATTAAAAAATCGTTTTTAAATTCTAAATATCAACAGGGTCAATCAGAGGCAGGTTTATCGAAAGCTTATAATGATCATATATATGGTACATATTTAACAAAGATGTCTAGTAAGGCTAGAGTATCTGAGTATCATACAATGAGTTATGATCCTGAGTTAAATTATTGTTTAACAGAGATAGCCGATGAGATAGTTGCTGAGAATCATGAAGGTAAATTATTTGGTATTAAATTTGGTGCAGGTGTTGAAAATGAAGTTAAATCTATAATAATGGAAGAATTTAAGGATTTAATGGTTAATAAGTTGAAATTGAATAATTATAATATAATCTGGGATTGGGTATATAAATGGTTAGTTCAAGGTATATTGGTATTTAAGGTATTATTCGATAAAGATAAGAATACTGGTGTTACTGGTTTAGAAGAAATAAATCCTTGGTCAGTATTCGATTATAAAGAAGGTGATGGCGATAGACCTTATTATGTTATAAAAGAGTTTGAAGATGATGATGAAGGTCTTAAACATGATATATTAGAAGTTTTAAAAATAGACAGTGGATTCTTCCAAGATGGTGAATATTTCAGTATATTGGAATTCGCTAAGAGGGATTGGAGGAGATTAAACTTAATGGAAGACGCTATAGTCATTTATAAGTTATCAAGGTCTCCATTACGTAGAATATTTAAGGTTTATGTTGGTAAGATGGCTCCAAAAGATGTTGAATCATATTTGAATGATTTTAAATTGAGAATGAAAGAAGATATCAGTTATGATTCGACAAAGGGTGAAGTCGTTGGTTTAAACCCAATAACAATACTTGATGATTACTTTTTTCCTGTATTCGAAGGTGGTACAGCTGGTGTAGAAATGGAAACGGCTGAAGAGAAAACCATGGGTTGGGAAGCTCAAGATGAAATCAGATATTTTCTTGGTAAAGTATATAGGAGTTTAAAAATACCGGCTAGTAGAATGAATGTCCCTAGAGAGGGTGATGATTCTACGGCTTGGGCTGGAAGTAAACAGGGTGAGATAACAAGAGATGAAATAAAATTTAGTAAATTTGTACGTAGATTAAGGACTAGATTTGTTGAATCATTTATACAAGAGTTATTCTATAGACATTTATTCTATAGGAATCTTATAGATACATTGAAAATACAGAAATCTGATTTTGATATAAAATTTTTATATGATTCACCATATGAAGAGTTAAAAGAACAAGAGTTGATTGAAACGAGGATTGGGAATTTTTCTGAAATATTGGGGAATGAAAATATTTCGTGGAGGTATGCAGCTAAAAAATATTTGAAATGGACACATGAAGATTTCTTTGAGAACGATAAGGCTTGGAAACAAGACGCTGATACTATAAATATATTTAGTGGTGAGGATGATGAACATGGAGGTCCTGGTGGCTCTGGTGGTCCTGGAGGTCCTGGTGGGGATTCTGATTACAATCCTGCTGATGACATAGGTATGAATGATTTGGGACCTGAGGATTTTGGAGCTGATGAAGATATGGATATTGGTTTAAGTGAAGAAGTTCCGGATGATGTAGAGATAGATATTTAGGAGATATTATGGGAAAATATGACGCATTAGCTAGTAAATTTATAAAGTCGTTGGGTAAAGAATATAACCATATAACAGAACAGTTGACTGCTATATTCATTAAAACATTAGAAAATTCTGTATCTGAAGATGTGGAGTTAACGTCAGAGTCTGTACTTTTAGGGTTAGATAAAGTCAAATTATTTGAGATTGCAGTTGATAATGGACAATCACCTGAAGAAAATAAGGAAGATGTAGAAAATGATGAAGAGATAGAAAATTATGATAATGAAGTAGACGAAGCTGAAGATGAATTAGAAGATGTTGAGGATGAGAAAGATAAAGAACTTATTGATGGTGATAATAAAAAATCTATTAATATAAATGAGATAACAAAGGCATTTATGGTAACAGATGGTGGTGGTGGAGTAGGTAAATTGATTGATGGTCAACCAATAGAACAGGTTGAAGATATAACATTGAAATTTAAAATTTTTTTTATGACATTAGCACAGGTACAGAAGAAAGTTGAAGATGGTGAGAGTGAGCCGGATGATGTTAATGGGCAAACTGAAGAAGAACCAGAAGAACAGACTAAAGAAGAACCAACTAATGATAATGGGCAAACGAATGAAGATGAACCAACTAATGAGAGTGTTAAGAGTAAATACAAAAATATATTCGAGTAGATAATAAATAGTAGTAGGTGGAAAATGAGCAAAACAATTAAAGGTAGTGACGTACATAAAGACAATGGAACATTCTCTGGTAGTAAGGTTGGGTTAACACCAAACGGGTTAACAACCAATAAAAAAAATTTAAGTTCTAGAAATAAGAATGTTAAAGATTCACCAAAGGGTACACAGAAACCAAAGAAAGCACCGACAAGAGGTCCGGCAAAAACTTCTATTAAAGGTTCAAGGAATAAAAGCTTACCAGGTATGTCGAATATAAAGGTTGAACGTGAAGATATATTGAAGTATGCCACATTTGAAGAGTTGGAATTATTGGGTGAATCTAGGAATATGGGAACATTGTCATATTTAAGTGGTAAATATATAACTGAGAGTGATGACCTCAAAGAAGAAGAAGATGATTATTCTATCATATTAGATGATATAGAAAATAAACATGAGTTCAAAATTCCAACACACATAAAAGTAGCTATAATAATGGTATTCAATGATATTAGATATGAATCATATAAGAGAGGGTATAATGAAGGATATGATAATGCGGAAGAAACATTAAGGGGTAGATAGATGAGACAAAGGTTATTAGAAAATTCAGGAAGTACAATAAAAACAACAATAGAGAAAGATGGTGACATTTATTTTGAAGGTGTTTTTGCATTATATGATAAGAAGAATCTAAATGATAGAGTATACCCCAAAAGTGTTATGGAGATAGCTATAAAGGAATATAATGAGAATTATGTTGCTACAAATAGAGCACTAGGAGAACTTGAACATCAAGAATGCGTTCGTGATACAGCTGAAATATTAACATCTGAAGGTTGGAAATTCATAAATGATATAAGTGAAGATGAAACTGTGTTGACAATTAATACAAAGACATCTAATTATGAATATCAACAGATAGATAAATATATAACATCGGATTTAGACGGTCATCTAATAGGGTTTAAAGGTAGGAACATAAATACAGCAGTAACCCCAGAACATAAATTTTTAACTGTTGATAGAAAAGGTAAATATAAATTTATAAATGCTCTTGAATTACTAACTAAAAATTATCCACACAATCATATACCTAAAACTGGGATATGGGATAGTGATGACCCTGAATATTTTATAATACCTGGGGTTAAAGATGAAGATTTACCATACAATATGAACCATGAATTAAGGGGTAGATATACTAAACCATTAAAAATGAAACTTGATAATTTTATGCAATTTATGGGTATATTCTTATCGGATGGTAATACAGTTGAATCTTCGAATGTTGTAGTAATAAATCAAAATAAAGGTAAAAAATATGATAAGATAGTTAGATTGACAAAACGATTATCAGATGACCTTAAATGGGGATATCACCGTAAATCAATGAGTTGTTCAGACGCTAGATTATCTAATTATTTAAAACCACTTGGTAATTGTTATGAAAAATACATTCCGGAAGAACTCAAGTCTTTCTCACCACCAATGTTGTCTTATTTATTGAATTGGTATTCGATAGGTGATGGTAGGGATTTCAAGAAATATAAAAAGGTTGAAAATCGTAAGAATATATTTACTGTATCCAGAAAGTTAATAAATGATTTACAGGAAATACTCATTAAATCTGGTGGTTCTGGTAACATAAGAACTATAATGACAAAAAAGGATTACATATTCGCTGATGTATTAATTAAAAATGCCAATAAGAAACCATTATACCAGTTAGAATTTTCATCAACTAAGGGTATATATTTAGATAAACGTTTTATCAGTATAGAGAAAATCCCATATAAAGGGAAAGTATATAGTGTCTCTGTACCAAATAAAACAATAATATTGAGAGAAAATGATAAGATGTTTATATCTGGAAACTCAAGAAACGACGTAGTCTTAGATAGAAGTGCATTTGTCATAAAAGAACCACTCGTAATGAAAGAGAATGGTGAAATTTGGGGCAAAGCTAAGATATTAAAATCAACCCCAATGGGTTCGATTGCGTACAATCTCATCAAGGAAGGTATAAGCATTGGAGTTAGTTCAAGAGGGTTAGGAGATGTTGAGGAGAGGATAACTGAATCTGAGTCTGTGTTCGAGGTAGTTGATTACACTTTAAATTGTTTTGATTTAGTATCTCAGCCTTCGATTGGTAGATTTGTTGAGGATTCGACTAAGCCTTCAACTGGTAAGGTTGCTGAGTCTGTGAAAGAGTCTAAGGATTTGAATTTGTCAGAGTTGGCGGATATATTAATAGGGTAGTGATATGGAATTTAAAGTATTAAAAGAGGGGAGTAACAAACGAAAATGGGATGTAACATTTGAGGTTAATGGTGGTGAATATCATTCAACAGTATTTATAGAGGCAGATACACTAGAATATCTACGAGATGAAACTGAGATTTGTTACAGTGTACTTGCTGATGGTGTCAAAATAACGTTTGATGAGAGGATAGTCGGATGAAATTTATAATATTAGAAAGTGAACGATTATTAACTGAGATGTACATAGGTGCATTAAACCGTATACTCAAGAATAAAGATTTGTTAATGGGTACTGATTTATTAGATAGAATGAAGAGTATTCCTAGAAGGCAAAATGATCAGACCGATTGGTCAAAACTCCCATATAGTAATACCAAGCAACTAATAGATAGTATAGAAACACACGGTCCAGAAGGGATAATGAGGATGTGGGCTGGTATGGGTAAATTAAGTAGCTTAGGTAAAATTGCACCATGGACAAAGGAAAATAGAGACGCATTGAATAGTATATTAAACGAATTATTGCGAAATGAAGAGTTAGAAGCTAAAGATAAAAAATATAGAGAAGAGGATGCAAAGAAAATGTTTGGTAAAGGTGGTACTTCTACTTTTTAATCATTTCCCTATGTTTATGTAATTTCATTATTATATTAGAACGGAATGATATAAATATTTTATAGTACAATCTATTTTTGTAGAAAGGGAATTCTTCTGTACTACCATGGAACATATACCACACATGAGATATAATACTTTCTGTATAATCCAATACTTTATCGATTACATACAACAAAATTGGATATGTTAACATTATATACATCATTACCTCCATATATATTATAACATATTTTAGTATTATTTATCTCAAAACCATTACTAATTGGGTTTATTTAATAAATAAGAGTATAGGAGATTAGATATGCTTTTTAAAATATTAGAAAATAGTGCTTATGACCAAGGTTATGCTGATCGCAAGAATCCAAGAGTGAGGAAAAAGAAAAAGAGAAGTGGTGACGATCAACTTAAATATGATAGTGGTTGGGTTAAAGCAACTAAAGATATAAAGGACGCAAGATTGAAAAGAAAAGCAGATAATGAAGCCAAAGCTAAAGAAATAGAAGACGCAAAAAAAGTAGCAAAAAAAGCTAATATTGCTGCTAATAAAGCTAAAGATAAAGTTAAAGATTTAAAAAAATAGAAGGAGAATGAAATATGGCATTTTATAGAAACATCACAACAAGGCCAATAACTGTATTCTTAAACAATGTAATTCCTGTAAAGTTTCAACCAAATGAAACTATAGAGATTGATACAGTTGGTTTGGCGGAGAGATATTCTAAATTTTTAGTAGAAGTACCTTATGAAGTAATAAAAAGGGAAAGAATTAAAAATATAAAGGAAGAAGAGTATAAGGAACCAGTTGAAAAATCAAATGAAAAAGAAAAAATAATCGAAATCAAACAACCAACACCTAACACTGATTTAATAACTGAACCTGTACAAGAAAAGGTCGGTAAAAGAGGAAAAAAGAAGAAATTAAAGAAATTAAATGAAGAATACGGCCTATCAAAAAAAGAATATACAGTAGCAACATCAAAATAGATAATGTTTGAGAAAATAAAAACCCTAGAAGAATTCGTAGCTTATATACGAACTAAACTAGGTGAACCCAAAACAAGAGTAGAGCTGTCGGATTCACAGATACACACAAATCTACACGACGCTGTTCAACTATATAGGGAATACTCATCAGAAAATGGAAATTGGAGATCATTTCTAGTGTTAGATACTACAAGAGGTCAACAGAAGTATACATTACCTGAAGAAGTAATGAGTGTAATATCATCAAAACGTTCAAGAAATACAAGCGCATGGGTGTTAGCACAATTATCAGGTGCTGCCGCAAGTGATGTATTAAACTTGAAACAATTTGATATGGTTAGCTTTGTAATGCTTAACCATTGGTTGAGATATTTGAGAATAATAACACCAAGCCCATATAGATTTTTTTATAATAATAACATCAGAGAATTAACAATAATGCCTACACCTTCGAAAGATGAAAAAATATTCTTAGAAGTTATTAACATGGCAACACTCGATGAATTATATGACGAGAGGTGGATAAAGGATTATACTTTATCTCTATGTCAAATATTATTAGGTGACGTAAGATCAAAAATGGGATCACTTCCAGGATTTGGTGGACAAATAACCCTTAACGGAGGGGATTTAGTACAAAGAGGTGAAGATGATAAGAAGAGATTGGAAGATGAACTTATTCTAAGCTTTAAATTTTCAAGACCACCATTTCCAGTATTCCATATTTAATTATAAGGAGAAATTATAAATGATAATGAAAAGAAAAACATTTGGAGGATTAAGGAATAAGGTTAGGGGGCATACATATAGAGTAGCACCAGGAGCAAAGGAAATTAATCTTAACAAAGTAGTTAAAAGTAAGTCTGTTATAGAACCAATATATAAAGACGGTGAGGGTTTAATAACAATTAGAGCATTAAGAGATCTTGAATTTTGTGAAACATTTAATGACTTAAAGAATTCCAAGTCATTTGCTGAGAATGTTAAATATATTAGAGATACAAAAATTCAAAATGGTACGATATATTACACATTTGATGGTAATAAATGGGTTCCACAAGTAGATATAGCAACACTATATTACCCAGCATTCACATTAAAACCACTATGGGAAAAATACAAAGAATATAATAAACATTGGAAAATTAAGATCAGAGATGAAGAATTCGCGAGGGTTAAAGCTGAAAAAGCTGAAAGAATAGCAAAAAATCACGAAGTTATTAAACAACGTGAAATTCGAAAAGCTGAAGAAGCTAAACTCATTAATGAACCCGTTGAAGAATCTAAACCCGTTGAAGAATCTAAACCCGTTAAAGAATCTAAACCCGTTGAAGAATCTAAACCCGTTGAAGAATCTAAACCCGTTGAAGAATCTAAACCCGTTGAAGAATCTAAACCCGTTGAAGAATCTAAACCCGTTGAAGAATCAAACAAAGAAAGAACAAAACAAAAAAATAAATAAATAAATAATCAACCCATTCCAATTGGGTTGGTTATTTTAATGATAATTGGAGTTTAAATGATAGAACGATTCAAGGTTTGTGCTAAATGTAAGAGCGTTAAGGAAGTATATAACTTCTCAAAGGATAAGAGTAGTAAAGATGGGTTACAATCTATATGTAAAAAATGCGTTAAAAAATATAAACATTCCTATTATAGAAAGAATAAAGATGCTATTTCTAAAAAGAAGAAGGATTTTTATGCCAAACATAAACATACACCGGTTGAATCCAAAAAGCGATATATTGTGAATATAAAGAATAAACGGGATATGTTGATAGGTTTAGCAGGTGACAAATGTTGTAAATGTGGATTTTCTGATAAGATATGTTTGGAATTTCACCATGTAAACCCCAAGACTAAAAAATTCGGTCTTCATGGTTACAATTTGATAAATCCTAATAATGATATATTAGGTGAATTTGAGAAATGTATTTTGTTATGTTCTAACTGTCATAAAATAGAACATCACATGATATCAGAGGTAAACAGTATGGGAATCGGTTTAATGGAAAAAAAAAGCAACAAAATGTCTTAGAATAATAAATACTTATGTAAGATAAAATAAATTAAATTAGGAGAATAATATGAGATTTGGTTATCAAACAGATACAATGAGTGAAGTAGGGGTCAATAGCGTAATGCTAGCAGCAGCTACACCTACAGAATTAAAAGCTTTTGAAGCAGCTGGTAGTTATACCGATGCTAGTTATTCAGATGTTACAAGAGAATTAGTACTTAATACCGTAGTTGGAAATTTGGCTGAAGTTGGTCAGATTACTATTACAGACAGTGCAGCAGGAAAACATGTAATTTCTTATAATGGTGTTTCAATGGTCGGAAATACGGCAACACTAAGTGAAGTTAGAATAGATAGTGGAGACATGTCAGTTGTTGAAGCTAATACACCATCAACATTTACACATACTAAAGTGTTAGCAGATAGAGAAGGTGTAACAGTAATCAATAACTCAGGTGCTGATATCGTGGTCGGGTTTAACGCTAATATTGCAACAGCAACACCTTTAGGTATTTTAATTGGAGACGGTGCAGAAAGAGATTTCGCAATAGTCTCAGGAATTAAAATATATGCAGAATCAACTGGTGGTGGATTAGTTAACGTTATTGAATGGAAGTAGGAGGATATTATGTCTGACGAAAAAAGATTAACAACAGAGGATTTTTTAGATTCATATAATACTATTCTAGAATCTGAACTATCACAAAAACGTGAAGTTCTGAGAGAACAAGAATTAGCTAATGAAAAAGATGATAAATTAAGAATTGCAGAAGCTATTAAAGCTAAATTAATCGAAAGAAAAAAAATCAATAAAGCAGCTAAGATTGTAGAAAACAAACAGAAAAAATTAAGAGATGCCGAAATTAAAAAACAGAAAAAATTAAAAGAAGCTAAAAAGCAAGATATTCTTAGAAAAATTGCAGAAAGGAAGAAGCAAGATATTCTTAAAAAAATTGCAGAAAGGAAAAATAAAGCGGAAATTAAAAAAAGTAAACCGATGACAGAAAATAAACAATCCGTTAGGGTTGGAATGCTTTTAGAATCTGAGAATAAAAAGAAATTACAAGTTTATAAAGAGTCTATGACTCATTTCTATATGAAAGAGCTTGGAACAGAAAAAAAATTCAGAATTGCAAAAGAAAAAGTAGAAGCTACTTATTAACATAGTAGTTAATTAGATGAAGGGATTGACGTTTGTCAGTCCCTTTTTTTTTATTCGATAATAAATAATTATATGGAATTTAGAATAATTGAGAGTTATATAGATTCACAACGCGAGTCATTGAGTCCTTATGTTTGGACTAATCGTGAATTAAATAGTGATATAAGAGAAGATATATTATCACTAATATCTAATGTCCACAATATATTAGATATATACATATCTGGAAGTATAACAACAGAATATTGGGTTGATGACACAGATGTAGATATTACAGTGTTTGTTAAACCTGGGTCTGATATGGAGATATATAGGGATATATCTAGGAAATTAAATGGTAGTTATGTAATAGGTAAACATCCAGTAAACTTTTTTTTTAGGGATGACAATATTGGGGAGACATTCACAGATGGTTTATATAGTTTAATCAAAGATGAATGGATAAAAGAACCAACACAAATCAACGATTTATTTAACTACTTAGATGAACCATATAAATTAGCTAAAAATATATCTAATAAATTAGACATTGATTTATTAGAGATTGAAGAAAGTATTTATAGTATAATAGATGTTATAACTGATAATAAGAGATGGAGATGGAATCTGGCTAGTGTAAATAATGACATAAGTGATTTCAATTTAAGGGGAGTAAATAAAGAGATTATCAAATTAGAGAATGAAATTGAAGAATATATATCTGATTTCTCTGTGATAAAAAACAAAAGATTAGACGCGTTTTCCAGAGCCTTGGATGGTGGTGACCTTGACATAGTGAATAAGTATAAAACTAGGAATCTATTACCGGACGCATTGATTTATAAATATATAACTAAATGGTTATATTCATCGTGGTATAACTTATTTATGGATGTTATGAAAGATGGGATAATTGAAGTTGGTGAAATAAATGTTATATGGAAAAAATTTATAAATTTTTTCGAATAGGTGGTTAATATGTCAGTATTATTAAATTGTGATGAATGTAATAAACAAGTTGAAGACGCTTATACACAGGATAACGGGAATAGACTATGTATAAGATGTCTAGAGTTGAAATTGAAGGATAAATTTAGTAATAAATTAGATTCTAAAAAAAAGTAACCATTATGTGGTATAATAATATTATGAGAAAATTTATTAATTGGTTAATATTCCGAGATGGTTTAGAACTAGTATTATATGTATTGTTAACTATACTAACTATAATAATGGTTCTTTTAGGTGGTGGATAAATGGAAGATTTTAAGGAAGTAAAGGTCTATAAAAGTAATGACAATATATCAATACCATATATAAGAATATCTGAAGTCGATGTTAAAATAAAAGATGATCTTAGAAAATGGTTGATCGGTCAAACAATACCATGGATTGCTGATATTAAACCTATGGACGCAGTATATGAATGGGATTACAACAGATTTATTAAAACATTAATTTCGTAATGTGGGATTAATAGATAACGATAAGTTTGTATTTGGTAAAGAATTAAAAGATAAAATAAAGGTTTTACATAAGTTAGATCGAGATAATACAGTATGTACAAACTGTACAAACTGTTTTATATATGGAAAGATTTGGAATTGTAAAATTTACCCAAGAGCTAACATATCAATATCAACAATAGGTTTAGAAAAAATACCTGAAGAAATAACTATAACATATAATGGAAGTGTGATATGTTGTAATAATTTCGAACGGGTTAAAGGTTAAAAATATACTAAAGTATGTTATAATATTGATGGAGGATAAAATGAATATAAAAATTGATAATAAGGGTCATCTACATTATGAGAGATGTGGTTCATTCAAACCTGTTATGTGTCCACATAACATACATACTAATTGTGGTGATTGGTGTTCATTATTTGGACAGGTTAAAAAGGCATTACTAACTGTTAAAGTTGAATTATGTACTAAAACTCTAAAGATATCTAAAGGTATTTTCAATGACGAAAGATAAATGTAAATACTGTGGTAGTGTAATTAATGTTTACGAACTACAAGTTTCAGTTGGTAAGAGTAGATTACATTTAAGGTGTATGAAACCATATGAGGAGTTGTATGGTGGATAAAGAGACTATAATAAAAGAATTAAAAGGTCTAGTAGGTGTCACCGTACATTTAAAGAAGATAATAAATGATATAGAGATTAAGACTAGAATAATATATGAGAAAATACAGGATGGAGATGATAATGATAAGGAATATAATAAGTAGGATTTTCAGTGTATTAAAAGCATTCGCTAACAGCAAGACGTCTGAGGAGCGGTTTATACTTGATAATGAATGGATGATGATAATATTCTCAAAACTGTGGAACTCTAAACGTGTTATGAATGGGTTAACCGGATATGAACTGGGTAGTTGGTTATATGACACAAGGGGTGATGTACCTTTACATTGGTGGGTGTCTGAGAAAAAGAATGAATGTTCTCCTGTATTTATACCAGATCAATCAGTGTTAACTGGTTCTGTTCATATACACCCGATAGGTAAGTCCAGATATGCATCAATGCCTAAAGATACTGATTTTGCTAAGAAATACCATCCAGATAAACCAATGTATATAATATCGAGATACGGAATATATAAATATACAAGTAGTTTAGGTGATGAGAAGGTTATGAGTATTAAGACATTTAGAAACTGGTATATTAACAATGACAGTAAATGGAACAATGATTAGATTCAATGATAATGAAGAAGAATATTATGATATAGTTAGTCAGCGAACCGCTATATCAAGGCAGATAAGAAATGATGAACTAAGATTGGCATTAAGGGTATTGAAACGTTATAGTAATGATTATAATATATCAGAATTAATTAAACGAATAGAAAATGACTTAAAATAACACTAATATGTGTTATAATATAGTCATGAGAAGAGTAGGTAAAAGATATAAAGAGTTCTTATTGAAACATAAGATAAAGGGTGTTGTGTCAACATGTAAAAACTGTCAGCTATGTCACCATGTCAGAAATCCTGCCCCGTTAGAACGGGGTAAGATACCAATGTGTGTGACATATGATATGTTCCAGGACAGATTCTTTAAACGTTTAAGGATTGGGTGGAATTCCGATGGTTTTAGGGGGTTCACAAAACAGGTGAAATATGGTTTTAAATATTTACCTCATTATATTAAGAAGTTCATTATTAACCTAATAATGAAAGATTTCTATGGTTACTATTTAAGATATAGAAGTGGTGAAAGACTCCCGGTTTGCGACAGGTATTTAGAGTATATACCAGGGCAGATGCCAAAGAGGTGGTATATCAAATGAGAGAGACTGTAATCTGGGAAGATAAATCCACCGGGTTAAAACGGGTTAAAATTATTCCAGATTATAAATTACTAGTAGAACGAGGTTTAAATAATAAGAACTCTGAGAATTGTGATACTTGTAGGAACGAAGAATGTAAATACACAGGATATAAACCATTAGTTTGTGGTAAAGAAGGTAAGTTATTCAATTGGTGTGAGGATTATGAAGCGGGAATATGAGTTCAAACTTAAATATAAACTGACCGGAGTTATATCTTCATGTTACACGTGTAAACATTTTGACACATTTCACAGATATGAAAATAAGATATGTCGTGGGATGAGTATAATATCATATAATTATAAGTTTAACGTATGTGATAATTGGGAGATGTCTAATGGCGTTAATAGACAAAATTAGATTAAACCAAAAACTCAGGAATGTTGTCATGGTTTGTGGTAATTGTGAACGTATATATTCATCAGAGTCTTCACTGGGTTGCCCCAATAGAATGGGTAATATAGAAGACATACATGTAGTAGAATATGATGGTAAAGAATACCACACTTGTGAGAATTGGAAATTAGATGAGGCTTTTTAACACTAAAGTGTGGTATAATAATATCATGAGATATAAAGGAAATGAAAAGAAGTTTTTATTGAAGTTTAAACTGACTGGCTTTATGGTTATGTGTAAGAACTGTGAAGATTGGGATTTGTTTTGTGGAAGCTCTGATAAAATGTATACTATAAAATATGATGATAAGAAGTCTGCTTTTTTGGTATGTCCTGAGTGGAAACGTAATAAATCAGATGATAGCTGAACGGGTCAAAGAGTTTAAACTCAAACTTAAGGGTCAGGGAGCAATAATGAATGGTTACGGTGAGACTACAGCATGTTGGATGTCTATTTTCACAGGGTTTAAAGGTTATGGTGTTGGTGAATTAAATCAATATGGCGTCAGTGGTCGTGGGTACAGTAGCACCTATAGAGACAATGGTTATGGTCATGGTTTCAATAATGATGTCAATAAGAATATGGCAGATATTGATAATTGGGAGTATATAAAGGAGGGTAAAAATGGAAGAACTTAGATTTGTAAAGATGGGTAAGATTAGTAAGTTTGAGAGTTGTGTTCATAATGTAAAACACAACACTAGATATATTGGTCTAGATGAGAAAGGAGAGCCGATGTATAATGATAATGAGTTACCTAGGATCAAATTTATAGGGACTGTGAAAATGCATGGAACCCAAGCAGGAGTGGTTCAGAACGGGGCAAGAATACATTCACAGAGTAACAGAAAAATATTAGGTATTGAAGGGGATAATGCAGGTTTCAATTCATTTGTTAAGAAACACATTGCTGAATTCGAAGAGATGTTTAAACAAGTTAGAATGCATCATCAGGTACTGAAGAATGAAATCATTACTATATATGGAGAATGGTGCGGTCCAGGTATCCAAAGTGGAATGGGTATTAATAAGATGGAAGATAAGTTTATGGTGATCTTCGGGATAAAGATATCAACAATAGATGAAGAAGGTAATGCAGTTGGTAAGATGTTAGAACCTAATACATTTAACTATATACAGAACCCAAAGATTAGAGTATATAACATATATGATTTCCAAACATATGAGATTGAAATAGATTTTAATAATCTTGAACCTTATGTTGAACAGATTGAGAATTGGGTCAATGCTGTGGCTAAAGAGTGTCCAGTAGCTAAGAAACTTGGAAACATATCTGGTAATGGTGAAGGTATCGTATTCATAGGTAAATTCGATGGAAACAGATATATATTCAAAAGTAAAATAGATGTTGACGCTATAGCTAAAGATAAAATTAGAAAGGTTAAAGTTAAAATATCCCCGGAAAAGTTGGATAGTATAAAATCATTTGTAGAGTACGCATGTAATGAAGATAGATTATCACAGATGTTTAAACAGATAAAAACTGTACCAAAGAGTATGACTGATTTAGGTGGTTTCTTAAAATCAGTATCAAGGGATATAATAGACGAAGAAATTTTAACACTAGAAAAATCAAATTTAGAGTGGGATGATGTTAAGAAACAAATACCCAAATATGCTAGAGATTGGTTCATTAAAAATATAATGGAAGTTTAAAATGATATTCATAATAACAATTGTAGTTTTAATTATAATAGCTGGATTTATAGGTTATAAACTTACAGACGAATATACGAGAGGTTTTGGCATAACGATTGGTGTAATAGTAGCAATCATGGTATCGATAATATTAATGCTGGTCGATACAGAAGTATTCACACAATCAACAGTAGTTGATAAAAAATCATGTATAAATACTGTAGTGTTGTCTGATAAAAACTACGTTGACTTATATAAAAGAGGCACAACTATTAGAATAATTGCACATTCAGACGGTGTGAGGATGTATAAAGAGACTGGAACTAAAAAGGGTTTCATATTCGAAAAGTCATACAGTAAAGATATTATAGAAATACCATTGAATCTGTTGGAGTATTTACATGAGAGGAAATAGTTATATTGATTATAAACTCCTTAGTGAAGGATATGATATAAAAGGGTTTAAAATATTCAATCTATTCAAAGCAGAGAAATGGTATTTCAATAAATATGACACTTATGAGAGCACTCGGTTTGAACCAGAAGATAATACAGTTATTATTGAAGGTGATACAAATGCATGTGGGTGTTGTGATAATACAACATCCATAGAGATTTCACCTAGATTTATAGACTTACCATTAACTGTGACACATAGATACTTGAAACAAGCAAACTATAGAGAACTACAACGGGTAATTAAAGAAGATGAGGAAGAAAAAATAAAAGAAAAGGAAATGGAAGAGGAAGAAAAATTATATAGGATAGAGCAAGAGAAAAAAACATTAAAAGAACTCATGAAGAAATATCCTACGCAAAAATAAGGAGATAATCACAGTAAAAAGTTCTTAACCCGTTTTGAACACTAAAGTGTGGTATAATATGAATATGGAAATTAAAAGGAGGAATGATGAATAAATTAATGAATCTATTAGGGTATGTAAAGGGTAAAAGTTTCAAAGAAATGTTGAAAAATGAGGAGTTTTATAACACTACAGCAGAGAACATTGCAGAAAACTTTAAAACTGAGTACAACGGGTTAAAAAAGAAATACAAAAGTAAGAAAGATATCGAAATAGTATCAATCAATGCAGCAAAAGGTTTCTTAAATTCAATAAAATGAGAATAGGAACATTGACAATAGTAATTACTATATTACTAGTATTATTACTATTAACAGGTGCTGGAATCGTTAATATGGAACATAAGAAGTCTTATATCGAAAATGCAACTTCAGAATTAACAGATTATAAAGAACAATATCTGAGAGCTAATGATTATGGTAAGATGATTATAAAAGAATCAATCAAATCAAAATTCAAATCTCTAGATGTAAACAAAATTAAAAAATCAAAAATTAGAAGTTTCTTAATAGAAACTAGGGGGTATTAAAAATGAAAATCAAGTATTTACTATTTAACGAAGGACCAATCGTATATTTTAGCGTATTAGAGATGGATGAAAGATTTAGAAATGATTTCTGTTATGAACACAAAAATGGTATTAACGTGGCATCAAAGATGTTCCCAGAAATACAAAAAGACACAGTATATCTAAGAGGTTTAGATATGTCTACAGACAACAATCTAGAAACATTAGAATTATGTAACACAGAAAATGCTGAAGAATACGTGGAACTCGTAAATGAAGCTATAGAAGGTTGGGCAAAGAATTGGGAAGGTTTTAACCAAGAAGAAAAAGAGATAAGTCACTTACGATTTGTATACGAATTATAAACTTTGAACCCGTTAGAAACTACACTAAAGTGTTGTATAATTATGAAAAGGTTGAATGAATCCAAACTGACTGGGATGAGTATATTAAATTGTGCCTAATATAGGAGAATAGAATGAAAGAAAAATTACAACAAAAACTATATAAAAAATATCCAAAGTTATTCGAAAATGAAATAGCGTTCGAATTTAACGATGGATGGTATTGGCTCATAGACAATGCATTAGGTACTATACAAGCACATTGTAATAACATCAACAGATATAGTGAAGATGAAGAATTTCAAGTCACAGTAATGCAACTGAAAGAAAAATTAGGGACTCTAAGACTATATCTAAACAGTGAAGACGAAGAAATATCAGGGATTATATATCTAGCTGAAAATATGTCTGAATCTATATGTGAAACATGTGGTAGCACAACTGCAAAGATAAGAGGTAAATATTGGTTATATACGGCATGTGATAAATGTGAAAAAAAAATGAACAGAAAAAAAATACGCAGAAATATAGAATATAAAATCAGAGTGTTTATAGATAAAATTAAACGACTGGGGGAATAATGAAATGGAAAGTTGACCAAAATTACATGATAGATGCACCATATGTATCAGTAGTAGACCTAAAGGTGTTAATAGAAGTAAATAATGATGAATATGACCTAATATTCGACCCTATACTAGGAGATGTAGTATCTTGTAAAAATAAACCTGAAGACTCAATAGTAAGTAGTGTTCTGTGGGTTGAGGTGCAAAAATGAATGATGGGAATTATCAAATAAATTACAACGGTTAAGAACATGATAGAAAAAAAATATAGACTGATATCAAAACTCAAAAATGTAGAATATTTCGAAGAACTACCATGCTATGACTGTAACATATCAAAATGTTATCAAATAGACAACATTACAAACTGTGACAAAATAAATGAATTTTTATACAAAACTAATTTTTTCGGGTTAACAAGATGGCATAGAGAAAAACAATTAATAGTAAAAGGTATTCACGTTAAACTCCTGAGGATCACAGGAATGACCATTAAATGAAGAGTTTAACAAAATTGCACACTCGAACCCGTTTTGAACACTAAAGTGTGATATAATAGATAATAGGGGGAAATAATGAAATGTCAAAAATGTAGAATCAAAGTTAAGAGAACTAGTATAAAGAACGCAACAAAAGAACAATTAGCACAAAATACTAATCAACATATCATGGACGTCAACAGAGGGTTAGCATACATAACAAAACTAATCAGAAAAGCTGGAAATTTACACGATAATACTAAGTTCGTCAAAATGAACGAATTCTATGATAGCCTGATACTAAGAAAAGATAACGGTTGGTTCGAACAACATATAAAAACAGAAAGACACCACCTAGAACAACACACACCAGATGACGTAAACCTAGTAGACATACTAGAATACCTAGTAGATGGAATAATGGCAGGACTAAGCAGATCAGGAACTTATAACAAAAGAGAACTACCAGAAGGACTCCTAAAAAAAGCATTCGATAACACAGTAGACCTGATGATGGAAAATATAGACGTGGAAGAATAACATGTGGACACTATTAGCATTACTATTCACAGCAGCCTGGGTATATGCAGTATACTTGACATACACCAAAGGTGGGAAATACATAAACGACATTATTAATAAATTAAAGAGGAAAGACAATGGAAAATAATGAGGACTCAATAGGAGCACTGATATTCGTAATAATAGCAATATCAATAATGTACCACCTACTAGATACTGACGGTATACTATTCTGCATAGCTCTAGGGATATGGATGGATTAAACATGAAAACAATGATGACTATAGACAATCTTAAATCAATGGAATGTAAACTGAAACCCAATAAAACGTTCACAGTAGAAGTAACAGAGTCTTACGGAAGATATGAGTACAAATATACACTCGAAATAAAAGAACTAGAAATCTACGCATTCACAAACGATGTACAACTAGGTATAAATGAACTTAGATTAGATATTGTAGACTTATATAACCATTATAAAGACCTTAAATCTAATAAAATGGGTAAAACCGTTAACATGTGGAAAGATATACTAGTCGATAAAATAGAACCAGTGGTATCAATAGAACAGAATACACTGATAAGGGTATGGGGTGAAGACTATAACGATAACAACATCATAAAGTTCGAGAGATTCGATTGCTCAAGAGGGGTCAGAAGAGTAGTAACATCTTCAGGTAGATACTGGGACAACTACGAACTTATAGATAATAACGAGATTAACCCAAATGTGAGGAAATAATGAAAAAATTCAACCTATTAGAAAAAATAGCAATTATATTCAATACCACTGCACTGATATTAAACTTTCTAACACTAGCGACAGAATCAGGCGGAGTTAAGAATATATTATTCATACTAATGCACGCTAGCCTGTTATATGTAATATATACAGGGAGGGAATAATGAGCAATTTCAAATGTGAAATCTGCGGTACTGATATATGTGAAGATAGAAACACAGGAAAATATATAACAGAATGTGAACACTACCCAATCGAAGACGAAATAATAGAAATTAAACCATCAGAACCAATAAGGGTGGAAAATGAAAATATTAAAGGAGATATATAATGAAAAAAACAATATTCACTATCACAGCGGTTACAATAATAGTAGCAATAACTGTAGTAAATTATAGAATAAACAACTTAAAGGTATTATGAAAAATACTATAGAGAGACTAGAAGAACTAGTAAAAGATCACTATATACAAATAACTGAACTTCTGGAAATTATTAACATATTAAAAAGGAGGAAAGATGATGGCTAGTAACAACAATAACTCAGGTATAGGGGTACTAACTGCACTAACCCTAATATTCATAACACTAAAACTAACAAATAATATAGACTGGTCATGGGTATGGGTACTAACTCCATTATGGATATCAATAATAATTCAGATAATACTAATAACAATAATATTGATTATTAGGAGTTTAGATAGATGAAACGATATAAAGAATTCCAACTGAAGTTTAAAATAACAGGATGTAAACCAGAATGTAATACATGTCACTATAAAATGAAAAATTGCAAAAAGAAACAACTTATAATAAAATATAAACAAGATGGTAGGTACTTTAAATCATATATATGTGATAAATGGATGCAAAAAGAAGATTGATACCTCGACCCCACAACCTCGACCCCACAACCTCGACCTCACAACCTCGACCTTCCAACCTCGACCTTACAACCTCGACCCCACAACCTCGACCTTACAACCTCGACCTTACAACCTCGACCTTACAACCCACAACCTCGACCTTCGACCTTCCAACTCGCAAGCTACAAGGTCGAACATATCTCAGCTTTTTGATATTTCAACGGGTTCGAACACATTAAATGATTTTTTAACCCGATAAAACCCGTTTGGACCTTCACAATTAGCAAAACATTTATTTTCTGATAATTACAATTTAATCTTAACTTATTTCTAATAAGTCGAATATGTCTTCGGTTTTTCGAACCCGTTTGGAAAAAGGCCAAAAAGGCGTCCGAAAATACCAGAAAAAATAGAATCCAAACGGGTTCGAAATTGCACATTTTTTTTTAACCAATACATCCTATATTTCTATGTATTCTCAATTCGCAGAAATTTGCGAGTGGTGTTTTTGTGACCCGTTCGAGCCCGTTTTGATTTATTTCCAACGGGTTCGAATTATTTTGGAGCCTTTTTGCTCCTCATTTGGAGCCTTTTTGCTCCTTCGTCCAGTTTGAACCCGTTAAAAGTTTAACGATATTCGGATTATGCGTTAAAAGTTTAACGTTAAAAGTTTAACGACTTTTTGCTCTTTTGTTAAATTTTAACGTTAAAAGTTTAACAATTTCGCCGTTAAAAGTTTAACGTTAAACTCTTAACAATATTATACCACAGAATAGTTAAATTTTAACGTTAAATTTTTAACAAAAAGAATTTTTATCGTTAAAAGTTTAACGACTTTTTTGAGACAGACCTCTGCATAAGTATTATACCACAGGTTATAGATGATTGCAAGGGTTTTTATAATAAAAGATTATTTTTATTTTACTTGACTTCTATAACAGATATGTTATAATACTTATGCAGGAGTGGGTTCGTTTATAACGGGTTCGAACGGGTTTAAACTTCTGCCCCTATAATATACCATATTTGATAGATGATGTCAACCCGTTTGAACCCGTTAAGATTTAACGATATTTTTGAAACAGACCTATGCATAAGTATTATACCACAGGTTATAGAAGAAGTCAAGGTTTTAATATGTTCGTTTTTCGAACATATCACAGACTATATGATTATCTATATATGTATCCATCTCGTATGCTATTCTATAAGAAACCTTGTTGCAGGGTATTAAATCTGTACTTCTCCAGTGCTTACAGGTATTACAAGAACTCTTGTAATTAGTCATCTTATATATCAGTTTAAATTTCTCCTTTTTCATAGTCATATTATACCACATTATGATATTAAGTCAAGTGTTTATATTCTACGTGGGAGGAAATTACCTAAATATGTTGTATAGTGCCTATATCATTGGATAAAATTTTTAGGTGTATTTTTAAAAAGTGGCTCAAAACGGGTTCAAAAAGTGAGAATGGTGATATATCTTGTTATACAGATTTTGGAATTATACTTTACGTGGGAGGAAATTACCTATAATGCCTATATTATTGGATAAAAAAAATAGTGGTTAAAATGGTATGTTACCCCGTTGGAGTTGACATTAAAGTGTGTTATAATATGTAATAGAGGTGTTTTAATGAATGGGGTTAAATTATGAAATCCTTGACAAGAGTAATAGAGTATGGTAAAATGGGGTTGAGGTAATTATGAATGGTATTGGTTATGGAAGTGGTATTGGTATTGGTCGTGGAAATGGTTATGGTGATGGTGCTGGATATATTGAGGGTGGTGGTTACGGTGGAGGTTTGATTTGTTGTTATGGTAGTTACGGTGGTTGTGGTCAAAGTGAGGTTTATACAAGTGATATAAAGGAAGATAATTTTAAGGTGCTTGACAAGAGTAATATAAAGAATGATATAATAAGGTTGAGGTAATTATGAATGGTATTGGTTATGGAAGTGGTATTGGTATTGGTTATGGAAGTGGTCGTGGTTATGGTCGTGGAAATGGTCGTGGAAATGGAAGTGGTTATGGTCGTGGTCGTGGTTATGGTCGTGGAAATGGAAATGGAAATGGTCGTGGAATTGGAAATGGAAATGGTCGTGGAATTGGAAATGGTTATGATAGTGGTCGTAGAATTGGAAATGGTTATGGTAAAAACTTTAAAATCCTTGACAAGAAATCCTTGACAAGAGTAATAAAGTATGATATAATAAGGTTGAGGTGGTTATATGGGTGGTTATGGAATGGGTTGTGGAATGGGTTGTGGAAATGCTTATGGTAGTGGAGTTTGCTTCTCATTCTATAATAATGGAGAGGGTTATGGTTATGATTGTGGTGGTAGTGGAGCTTATTTAGAAGAAGATGGTGATGGATATATATATGATTATAATTTTAAGGTGTTGATTGATTAATGGTAAAGGTTTTGGTGATGGTTATAGTTGTGTGATATTCGATAATTTCAAGGTTTGACAAGAGTAATAAAGAATGATATAATAAGGGTGAAGTTGACAAAGGAGGTCAAATATGAATGAATATGTAATAGTTAGGAGTAAGTCAGCAAGTCCGTTTGCAGGGTTCTTAGAAGTGCAAGATAATAACACTGTAATACTTAAAGATGCTCGTAGGCTATGGGAGTGGGACGGTGCAGCGACTTTATCTCAAATGGCAGTTGACGGTGTTTCTAAGCCTGAAAACTGTAAGTTTCCAACA